AGTACAGATCTGGAATGACAGGCTACAAGTTATTTAAGTTTGCTGAGAAGTGCATCAAAGAAGACGGTGTTAAAATACTTCATGTCACTACAACAGAAAAGAACCCTATAGACCCCATGATGAAGCGTTTAGGTTACTCAAAAGTAGAAACCAAGTTTGAGAAGGTTTTAAGCTAATGGCTGTTATGACTTCAATAGCTGTCGGTGTTGCAGCCTACTCAGCAGGAGCTACAATGGCAGTGGCTATAGGTGCGGGTTTAGGTTACTTTGCATCTACTTGGACTGGCTACTTCTTATTAACAGCAGCTACAAGTATGGCTATAAATGCCCTTACCCCTAAGCCCCCTATAGGAACTGGTGCAAACAGGGGTTATCAAGTTACAGCCAGAGGTACAGCTTTAGCTCATCAAGTTATCTATGGTAAAACACAGACAGGTGGAGCAGAGGTTTATATAAGTACCTCTGACTATACAGATCCAATCGGAAATATACCTAATAGATATTTACATAAAGCCATTGCTTTTGCTGGACATGAGATTGAAGAGTTTGAAGAGATCTATATTAACGATGAGTTGTTTGACTCCAATAGTCGTTATTACGGAAAAATATACATAGCTGAAAGATTAGGAACGTCTGGTCAAGCAGCCGTTACTTCCTCAGAAGTAAATAACATAGCTTTACCTACAGAGTGGGATGCCACACGTAAACTGTCAGGTATAGCTTATCTCTATGTTGTTATGGAATACGATGCAGATATATTCCCTAATGGCGTACCTGAGATTAAAGCTGTAGTTAAAGGTAAAAAGGTTTATGACCCTCGTACAAGCACTACAGCTTGGTCTGACAACCCAGCCTTATGTGTTAGGGACTACCTAACTTCAAGCTATGGTCTTGCTGAGGAAACAGCTAACGTAGATGATGACTATGTTTCTACAGCAGCTAATGTTTGTGAGTACTTCAACTATCCTATCTTAACAGGAGACAAAAGGTTTTCTCTTAATGGGGCTTTTGTAACATCTATAACCCCTGCTGATATTTTAAACGATCTTCTTACTTCAATGGGTGGTATGGTTTGGTATGCTCAAGGTAAGTGGAGAATGAAGCCAGCTTACTACACAGACCCAGTCTTAGATATAAACGAAGATGACTTTAGATCTGCTGTCAATGTTTCAACTAGACATTCAAGAAGAGACAACTTCAATATTGTAAAAGGTACTTGGAAAGGCCCAGACAGTTTTTATCAAGTAACTGATTATCCTCAAGTTCCTGATGCTGATGCTACTAACCCTTTTGTTGTTGCAGATAACGGACAGGAAAGCGTAGTAGATTTAAACCTTGCATTTACAGACAACATAACTCAAGCTAGACGTATAGCTCGTATCTTACTTGAACGAAATCGTCAACAACTTACGATAGAAGCATCCTTTGGTTTAAGAACCTTTCAAGTACAGGTTGGAGATATAGTAAGAATAACCAATACTAGATTTGGTTGGAGTAACAAAGAGTTTGAAGTTGTAAAGTGGACATTTGGTCTACAAGAGGGAAATGACCTTCAGACACAGATGACATTAAGAGAGATAAGTGAGTCTGTCTTTGATGATGTAGACGATGGTGTTGTTTATGAAACTGATAACACAACGCTGCTATCACCTTTTGATGTACCACCTGTAGCTATAGCTCTCACACAAGAATATAGAATTATCAATGAGCATGTAACTAACGTACTTGTAGTTAATGTTACATCTACATCAGCAACTAGAGTAGATTATGTCGAGGTAGAGTTTAAGAAGTCAACAGAGTCTACTTACAGTGTCTTAGGAACAGGTGACTTAGGTAGATTTGAGATTATAGATATTGAGACGCCTTTAGCTGGAGCTACAGACACTATAGTCTATGATGTTAGAGCTAGGGCTATTAATGCTTTAGGCGTTAAAGGTAACTTCACTAATGTATCAAAGACTGTAGAGGCTGATACTGTTGGTCCATCTGCCCCAGCTACCTTTGAAAAGCAGTTATCTGGTGGTACTTTATTCTTTAGCTGGACTGCTTCAACTGACTTTGACTTGTCGTATTATAAACTATGGCATAGCTCATCAACTACAGCTACATTCACAGATGGTTCACCCCAAGTCATAATTAATAAGGTAGCTAGACCAGCGACATCTGTAGCCTACCCAGCTATCTCAGGGAAATTCTTTATTGAACCCTATGACAAGTCAGGTAACGAAGGTACTGTAGCCTCTGTTGTTGTTCTACCATCTGAATTACCTGAGTTAGGTACATCACAGACTGACACTGAGAACCCAAGTTTCGCTGGTAGTAAGACTAACGTAGCTGTAGCTACAGGCCCAGATCCTGATGAATTAAGACTATCTAGCTTTGCTTCTGCGCCCTCTACAGGTACATATGAGTTCACAGGGTACTTAGACACAGGATCAACTAGGACTGTAAGGGTATCAACTAACTTATCATCTACTAGGCATCACGCTAATGCTTCTGGGGGGTTAGTAAATTGGGATGACATACCTAATAACTGGGATACTTGGCCTAACAACTGGGATGATTGGTCGGATGAGGATCAACCCTATGGTGACTTCAGTACAACTATTTATGTAGCTGCAACTAATGATGACCCTGCTGGTTCTCCTACATGGGGGTCTTTCGTTGTAGCTGCTGGTGAAATAACAGGCAGAGCATTTAAATTCAAAGCTGAACTCGACAGTACCAACAACAATGTATCGCCAAGCGTAAGCGTCTTGGAAGGGATAGTGGAATACTAATATGGCACAACACGATTACAACATAGCTAACCAAACAGCAGCTAATGCTAGAACCGACATTAACAACGTCCTATCAGCTATAGCTACAAATAACTCAGGGACTGCTGCACCTAGCGCTACCTTCGCTAATCAATGGTGGTATGATACTGATGCTTTTATCTTGTACATAAGAGCAAATGGTAATGATGCTTGGATACCTGTAGCTTACCTAGATCAAACAAATGATAAGTTTCGCATCCTAGATGACACACAAGTAGTAAACACTTCTGGCACTCAGACTGGCCTACTAGGGGATCAAGCTACATCTACATGGGAAACTGGTACAGGTACTACTGAGAGCCTTGTGTCTCCAGCTAAGGTAGCTGCATCAGCAACTGAGGTTGTAGGTGACTACGCTATAGGTGTCGGTCAAACGTGGCAGAGCTTAGCAGGTAGCAGGGCACTAAATACTACCTATCAAAACACCACAGGTAGGCCGATATCAGTTTCTGTTGTTACACAACCGGGGGGCGGCCAAACAACAAGTTTTGAAGTGTCTCCAAATTCAGATATGTCTAGTTCTGTAGTAATATCAAGACAAAAAGACATCAATGGTCTTACTACAGACAGTGGTATTATTCCAAATAACATCTATTACAGGTTAAATTTGAGTAATGGTTTTATATCATCTTGGGCAGAACTTAGATAAGGGAAAAGGATAATGCCAGCCGAACAAAACCTGAGTAAAGGTAATCGGTCTTGGCCTAATATGTGGAAAGGATAAGGTCTTGGCAGATCAGAAAATCTCAGAATTAACAGCCCTTACTGGGGCTAACGTAGCTGACGATGATGCTATAGCAATTGTGGATACATCAGCTACAGAAACTAAGAAGATAGTCTTTAGTGAACTTAAGAATGCCCTAGATACAGCTACTGGCTTTGTCAGGATCACTGGCGATACCATGACGGGTGCTTTGGATGTACAATCGACTATCACCAGCGATGGGCTGACTGTGGATGGGACAACAAATCTACAAGGCACAAACCCAGACCTGTATTTTATTGAAAGCGATACCACTGACCTAAATACGTACATTGCTAATGGGTCTGGCAACTTTACAACTTACACCGCAAATGACGCAAAAAGTGTGTTTAAAACCCGCATCAATCTAGACCACTCCACAGGCGACATCAGCTTTTACGAGGACACTGGCACCACGGCAAAGTTCTTCTGGTCAGCTGCGGATGAGCGGTTGGGAATTGGGACGAGTTCGCCTGTTTCTAAACTTCACATAGACGAAAGCGCTGCCGCTGGAACAGGAATACTTTTAACCAATGATAATAACACTTCTGGCACATACTCAGACATAAAATGGCAGTATACAC